ATCCTCCAGTCTTTCTTATTTGTTTTAATATTTCTTTTACTTTTTTCTTGAATTGTTTTGCTATTGGCTTTCTACTTTGCATTAATACTTCATATAAACCATCTTCTGTTAAGAACCACATTTCTCTACCTTGACCTGAGTTACATATTGTGTAAGTCAGCTTTTCATCCTCATCTACTGTATTTATCATATGAGTTATGTTTTTGTGTTCTATCCAGTTAGCTACATCTTTAGCTAAGAATAATGGTTCTTCTTTTGTTCCATAGATTTTAAATTCTTGTCCTAAAACTTCTTGGTTATAAATTACCTGTAAATCATTCATATCTACCCCTCCTTAAAATACTGAATATTTTTTATCAATAAATCCGTTGTTCCATCTTGATTATTTATAATTTTGTATTTACTATTATCTTTAAAAGCATTAATTTTATCTCTGCTTGATATGGAGTTATTATGCTCCATTCTTCTTTAAAACCTCTAGCTCTTAATATGTCTGATACTGCTTCTACTTCTCTTTTGAAGAAATGTTCTGTTTTTATGTAAGTTGCCATGTTAGTTACCTCCTAAAAGTCCTCTTTCGTTAACTTCGTTTAATAACTGTTCATCTGTATATTGAGATAAAATTTGTTTTACCTTTTTATTCTCTTTTTCTAGCTTTTTATAGTAATTTTGAACTCTTTCTTCCATCGCTTTATTTGTTATAAACTCTACATGTTGCACACAATAATTAAGAACTATTGTCATAAATTCATCATCATTTATTTTTTGATCTATCCCTAATATATCGTCAATGTATTCAAATCCTTCGTCAGAGTTATCTCCTATGTAAACCTTTATGTAATGAGGATATCTTTCATCTATTGCGAATTTAAGACTTCCAGCCCCTATTTCTATCACTCTAACATTTGCTTTCTCTATTCTTATATCACCAAAGTATGTGAAACTTAGTTTTTTATTATCTTCCATATTTAAGCCCCCTTAGTTAAAGTCAAATCTTTGTTGTTCTTGTTGATTTTCTAAAATTGTTTTATAGCCATTTTTTCTTAAAATGTCATGGATAAACTTTTTACCAGCTTGAGTCCATCTTGTCTGAGGTTTAGCATTTGGTATATCTGGTTGATACGGTCCTGTATATCCTTTACCTTGATACTTAGCATATAAAAGCCATTGTCCGTTTTGCTTATATTGAACTCCTAGATCATGTAATAATGCATTTAATGCTTTACCAGCCATTCCAAAATCTTTAGCTATTTGAGTTGGAGTTAATAGTGTTTTTTTATCTTCTAAAACTCTTTCTGCATATTCTGCATGTGGTTTTAATTCATTTATTGCATCTGATTGTTTTTCTATGGTGTCTATTAGAGGTTTAGTTATAACTCCCTCATATTCTTTTAAAGCTAAAATTCTTTCCATATCGTCACCATTTAAAATTTTCAACTGTAACATCTGTTTTTCTGATATTTGCATTGTTTGCTGATTAAATAATTTATCCATTATATCCTGTCTTAATTGTTCGGCTATTTTAGATTCTGTCAATATCATTCCAATTACTACTACTGCCTTTATTGGATATAGTCTAACTTGAGATGTATACTTTGAAATATTAAGGGTACAAGTTAACTCCTTGTTACCTTTTAATTCTTTTAATTCTTTATCTCTTAAAACTTTATATCCATATCGGCTTAATTCTTCTGCATATTTGTTTCCATATTCCATTATGCAGCCGTTTCCTACTTGATAAAAACTAGCTACCATACTTTCAAGTAGTTCTACTAAGTTAATAGCTCCATGTATTTCTGATTCCATAACATAACTTCTATCATCTTGATTTTCTACTAAGTTAAGTTTCATGTTCAATCTCCCTTTCTAATATAATTTGTTGAATTAAATTAATCCATCTACTTATTTGTAGAATTCAATTCATCTGATTTGCTAAAAAAAATATCTTCTATTGTTACTCCAAATATATCAGCTAATTTCTTAGCTTTGTCTAGTGGAGGTTTAGCTATTCCTAATACTTATCCTTGTTGCTATTAAAATTTACTTTTATATTACTCACATCACATTCATAAACTTCTGCTAATGTTTTAGTAGTTATTACTATTTCATTATTAAAATTCACTGGTGTTAATCCACTCATATCTACCCCTCCTTAAAATACTGAATATTTTTTATCAATAAATCCGTTGTTCCATCTGGATTATTTATAATTTTGTATTTACTACTATCTTTAAAAGCATTAAATTTATTTTTTATAACAAATCCAGTATCTGTTTTTATTGATCTTATCTTAAACTCTTTTTCTACTACTTTTTTATCTATGTTAAAGCTATCATAGATATCATATTTTTCTAATGTCCCTTTTATATCTCCGTCTATGCCACTTAAATCTATAAACTTGTTTATATCCATGTTACTTGTTGTATCAAGCATACACTCCAATGTCTTTATAGCATCTTCTTTTTTATCCATTTTTTCAAAGCCTACATCAATATACATTTGTGCTATGTTTATAAATACTCTAGTTTTATATGTGTCATCTCTTATTATTTCAGCTTTTAAAAATTCCTTAAATATTGATTCTTCACTTGATTCTTTATCTAATATTACTAAGTCATATAGTGGCATTAAGTTTTCTTCATGTATTAATGCACATTGTTTTAATGTAGTTGAAATTGTTTTCTTATTTTCAATAATGTTTATATTAAATTTATCTTCTATAAGATCTATTGTTGTACTATATGTCTTTTTATTTTCCAGTCTCATAATTGCTATATTTTGAGTTGCCTTTACTGTATATTGACATATAACAAGTGTTACTGGTTCTAATATATTGTTATTTTTCATTAGGTCATAATAATGTGCTGCTATTTGTTTACTCGCATTTGTGAAATTATCCTCATCCTCAAAGATACTGTTACAACAATCTTGAATAAACTCTTCAGCATATTTCCATTTTGCCCTCATTGTTTCATCATGTTTTTGACATTTTGTTATAAGCTTCTTTAAGAATTTATCTACATCTGAATAATCTTTTCCTATAAAGTCAGCTAACATCGGTTTGTCTAAATTTATATCCAGCATATGTACAATGAATTTATCTATTATCATTGTTTATTCCCCCTATTAGTATCTTTTTTCACCTTTCGCATTTCTATAATTATCTTTGAATGTCTCATAATCAGAATCCATATAAGCAGTTATAAGATTAATTGCTTCATTAGCTCCATAACAAAGTGATGTTGCATATCCTTGTTGTTCTAACTTAAATAGCCATTCCTGTTGCTCTTTACTTGCCTTTTTAGTACTATCTTTTTTAAGTTCTATGTATAGGCCATGAAATCCCATTCGAGGTACTGGCATACACAAATCTGGCACACCTTTTCTTAATCCAATTCTTTTTAGCTTAGCCCCATTTTTTCTTTTACCTTCATTCGGTATATGATAAATCATTTCATATTCTGGTATATATGCGCTCATACTATTACAGTAATTTATAATTTGCATTTGTTCGGAATCTTCTGTTTTTTCTCTTAGATAATATGTTTTACTATATTTACTCAAATCAATTCCCCCTATCAATTCAATCTAATTAGTGTATATTTAAAAAATTTATATCCAGTAAACTCATTAAATCCTACATATGTACTATCTTTTTCTAAGTAATAATCTTTATATTCTTTTGATTTTGTTACTTCTTCTTTAAAGAATTGACTTCTTGTTATTACTTTTACTTTTACAACTGGCTTGTCTAAATTTTTACTACTGTTCCATGCAGCACCATTAAGTTGTTTAGCTTCTTCTTTATTTGTTTTCGTATATTTTAATAAATAAGCTGCTAAATCTTTATATTGTCCACTTTTATCCAGTAAGCTAATCTTGATAAATCCTTTATTCCAGCACTTTTGGAATATAGAAGTATCTATAGCATTAACTACAAAATGAAAATGTAATGCTTTTCTTTTTCCTACTTCTGCTACTGCTATATATTTAAGTTC